ATCTTATGATGACATGTATGGAGTAGATGGTGAAGCCGAAAATGAAGCTATTAGACAAAGAAGACAAAGACAAAAAACATATGCATCTTATGATGACATGTATGGAGTAGATGGTGAAGCCGAAAATGAAGCTATTAGACAAAGAAGACAAAGACAAAAAACATATGCAGTATATAAATTAGCTTTTGGTCAACCATATAACTTCTATAATGAAGAAAAAAACAAATTTATTTGGAGTGAACCAAAAGAAGCAACTTTGTATACTAAAGAAGAAGCTGAATTAAAAAGAAGAGAATTGCTTCAACCTTATATAGATAATTATCAAAAAACAGGAGATAATTATGACGAAATCCATGTAGGAGATTTATATAAAAAAAATATATTAAGAGAAGGTAAAAAATCAAACGTTCACACTCGTATTAAAGATTTAGAAAAACAAAACGAAATTTTAGCTTTAGAGTCTAAAATATCAGCATTAGATGAAGCTATTAATGAATTAACTCAAAAAGTATCATTATCTGAATCTGATGATTTGGCTGAAATGATGGATCCTAAAAAAATCAATGAACTTAAAAAAGACATTAAAGTACTTGAAAAATACAAAATGACTTGTGAGAAAAAATTATCAAAATTAGGTGGTAAAAAATCCGTAGTTGATAATGAAGAAATAAACGAAAACGAAAATCCATATTATGATTCTGATCCATCCGATGGTGATAGAGATTTTGATATGGAACAAAGTATATTAGCTAATGAATTATATGACAAAGGATTAGAAGCTTATTCTGAAGGTGATTTATTAAAAGCAGAAAGATTATACAAAGGTGCTTTAAAAGCAGGCAGTTATTTAAGCTGGACTGAATTTGATTTACCTCCATACGAAACATTAAATAAATAATGAAACAAGTATTAATTGAAACTATACCATTTAACGTATCTCCGATACAATTAACTGAAGGGATGAAAGCCCGTTCTGGCAATCCTTTAGTTGAAGGTATTTTAGCAACAGCCGAAGTAAAAAACGGTAACGGTAGATATTATCCTAAAGAATTATGGCAAAGGGAAATTAATAAATACATGGATGTTGTTAATGAAAATAGAGCAACAGGTGAATTAGATCATCCAGAATCTACAGTTATTAATTTAAAAAACGTATCACACATCATCAGAGAAATCAGATGGCAAGGAGATAAAGTAATTGGTAAAATAGAAATTCTACCAACAACTTCAGGTAATATATTAAAAGCTCTTATTGAAAACGGAGTTACAGTAGGAGTATCTTCTCGTGGAATGGGAAGTTTAAAAGAAATTAATGAAGGTACTTTAGAAGTACAAGATGATTTCGAATTATTATGTTGGGATTTCGTATCAACTCCTTCAAATCCAGGATCATATATGCACTTAGTAAGAGAAGGTAAGGAAAATAACGTAGTAAACCCGTATAGTAAGGTAAATACATTATTAACCGAAATCTTATGCGCTAATGGTTCTTGCCCTATATTTTAAACATATGAAAGATCAAATATTATCCGCTATAACAATAATTTCATTGCTACTTATTACAGCAATTATTTTCGTAAAAAACAACAATTCAACTTGTTGTGAGGAAAAAGCATGTATCACAAAATGTCAAAATAAATAATTATATTTTACCCCTCTCTGGATAGAATCCATTGATAGACCCTTCCCTAAAAAGAAGGGTTTCTTTTTTCGATTTTGAAAAAGGTGCATATATGTATCGAGGAATATACGGTTCATTTTATACCGTATCAACTAATAATATTCTATTACGCTTCGATTTAATCTACAATAAGCGTATTTCCAACAAAACAATTTGAGGACAAAAAACAATGACAAACAGAGATTTGCTAAAAGAAGCAATCGCAGATGCCAAAGCAGTTAAAGAAACAGCTATCGCAAATGCAAAATTAGCTCTTGAAGAAACTTTCAACCCATTCCTAAAAGAAAGATTAGCAGCAGTGCTAGCTGAAATGGACGAAATGGATGAAGGAGAAGAAGAGTTAAAAGAAGAAGAAGAAGCTAATGAAAACTATTCAGAAGGAAAATCAATGGGTAAAAACATGAAAATGGATGAAGCTAAAGATGAAATGGATGAAGAATTAGATTTAGAAGCTCTTCTAAAAGAACTAGATGAAATGGATTCATTAAATGAAGCAGAAGATCTATTAAACGACCCTAAAGGCCCTACAGCACATGGTAACATTGCTGAAGAAGACAAAGATGCTGATGGTATTTCGGATGAAATGGATGGTGATGTTAACATTGACACTATGAACAAAAAAGAACTAGAAGAATTTATCCAAGACGTAATCGCAGACATGGTAGCATCAGGTGAATTAGAAGCTGGTGAAGAAAATGAAGACGAAGGTTATGAAGACGAAGGTTATGAAGAAGAAGGTGAAGAAGAAGAAGGCGAAGAAGAAGATGAAGAAATCGATATCGAAAAAATGGTAGCTGAAATTAAAAAAGCAAAAGCCAAAAAAGAAGATAAAGATGAAGAAAAAGAAATGATGAAAAAAGAACTTAAAGAGGCTTATGACACTTTAAAACACGTTAAATCTGAACTTAATGAAGTTAATTTGTTCAACGCAAAATTACTTTATACCAACAAAATCTTCAGAAACAAAAATTTATCTGAATCACAAAAAGTAAAAGTATTAGCAGCCTTTGATAAAGCTGTTAGTGTAAAAGAAGCTAAATTAGTATATGAAACATTAAGTGAAGGGTTAAAAACAACAAAAGCCCCAGTTAATGAATCATTATTAAGAGGTGCGGCATCTAAAGTATCTGGTATTGCTCCAAAGAAACCAATTCTTGAAGTAAACAACCAAGTAAACAGATGGCAAATATTAGCCGGTATCAAAAAAATATAACAACAAAAACACAAAAACCAAACAATTAAAAAAATGTCAAACGTACATCAATTATTAGAAAGCGCAGCAGGTAACTGGAAATCACTACAAAGTGATGCTGCTAAATTAGCTTCTAAATGGACTAAAACAGGTCTATTAGAAGGTTTAACTACTGTGGACAGTAACAATATGTCCCTTTTATTAGAAAACCAAGCAAAACAATTAGTAACAGAAACTAACACTATTGCTTCAAACTCTGGATTCACTTCTGGTACTCAAGGTGAAAACTGGGCTGGTATTGCATTACCATTAGTAAGAAAAGTATTCGGAACTATCGTAGCTAAAGAATTCGTTTCTGTTCAACCAATGAACATGCCTTCTGGTTTAGTATTCTTCTTAGATTTCCAATACGGAAATAATAAAACTCCATTTACTGCAGGTTCTTCTTTATATGGTAACAGAGATACTGCTGGTCAGTATCCATTTGCTACTTTAGCACCTGAAGGTGGTTTATACAACCCAGCAAACAAATTCACTTACTCTACTAACCAATTCTCAGCATCTGTTCCATTAACTAGTTCAATTTCAGGTGGTGCTTTACCAGCAACAATTGGTGCAGGTACAGGTTCAGTAGTTACAGCTTCATGGGCTGAATTAAATTTTGATTCTACTTATTCTGCTTCAGTGCTTTCAAATCAAATATATAAAGTAACTGTTACTACAGCTTCATTAACTAACTTTGATCCAGATGCAGTAAGAGGTTTCACTTTAACATCAGGATCTGCATTTACTTCAACAACTATTTTACCTCAATTTACAGTTTATAACTATACTGCAGGAACTATTAGTTTCTTCTATACTGGATCTACAGGTTTAGCTGCTAATATTCCAGGTGTTGCTACTATTTTCTATAACAAAGGTGCTAACAGCAGTACATTATCTGGTAACAATACTAGAGGTGATTTTGAAGCAGATAGAACAGACGTATCTGTACCTAACTCTTTAAGCAGCACAAACATTGTTATCCCAGAAATTAATGTTAAAATGCAATCACAAGCCATCACTGCTAAAACTAAAAAGTTAAAAGCTGTATGGACTCCTGAGTTCGCTCAAGATTTAAGTGCTTACCAAAACATTGATGCTGAAGCTGAATTAACTAACATTATGAGTGAGTATATTTCAATGGAAATTGAT